CACTTTTGGTTGTAACTTTCGTTGCATGAACTTTGGCGTTGATAAAAGCGTAGGTGATCGCTGGAAACAACACGCAGAAGGTAATCGTTACAATGCAGAAGTAAAAGCATTGTTAGACGATGGTATTGTAGAAAAAACAGAAAAGTTTGAAGACTTGCCTATTGTGCATACAGGTTGTGATACATATGCTAGTATCTATCCAGAGTTTAAAGACTTTAACAAATTGGCTACTATTGATGAAGTAGTAGAACACTTGCTTAGTTTGTTGCCAGAAGGCAAATGGACTATGGATAATGGACAAGATGTTCATCTTATCCTTACAGGCGGCGAGCCATTACTTGCTTGGCAACGGTTGTATGTCGAGCTGTTTGAACACCCAGGTATGCAGGATTTAAAAAATGTCACAATCGAAACCAACACTACACAGCATCTACACGATGACTTCTACAACTATCTCAACGGTCACGAAAGAATTCAGCTCACTTTTAGCTGTTCTCCCAAACTATCCGTATCGGGCGAGTCTTGGGATGATGCTATTAAGCCTGATGTTGCTCGTGAGTATTCCCTTGTTGATGGCGCTGATATGTATTTTAAGTTTGTTGTTGCTGATCAGAGTGATGTTGACGAAGTTGGTAGAGCAGTTGATACCTATCGTAAAGCGGGCGTGGACGTTCCTGTATATCTCATGCCGCTTGGGGGTAGGTCGGAAGAATACACTCTCAACGTACAAGAGGTGGCGAACCTCTGTATGGAACGAGGCTGGCGGTTCTCGCCTAGACTCCACATCAGCTTATTCGGAAATGCCTGGGGAACTTAAAGAAATATCTAAATACAACAAAGGCGTACATACTGAAGAACAATACGAAAAGATAAGGAAACAACTTTGAATAACTATATTTTTACCAGCGAAAGTGTTAGCGAAGGACATCCAGATAAGGTTGCAGACCAAATCTCAGATGCACTAGTTGATGCAGGACTAGCAGCAGGCAACGAAACAACTCGTGTTGCTGTTGAAACACTTGTAACCACCAATCATGTTACATTGGCGGGCGAAGTAAAAAACTTTAATGTTTCAAATGACCAAGTAAAAGATATTGTTCGTAACAAGGTTCGAGAGATCGGTTACGAACAAGCAGGCTTTCATTGGGACAACTTGAATATCTACAACGAGATTCACAGCCAAAGTGCTGACATTGCATTGGGTACAGACGACTTTGGTGCAGGAGACCAAGGACTGATGTTTGGTTATGCTTGCAACGACAACGATGCATATATGCCAGCACCTATCTACTATGCACACGAAATCCTAAAACAACTGAAAACCATGCGTGGAGATGTGCTCGGACCAGATTCTAAATCACAGGTCAGTGTAGAGTACGAAGGCGATCGTGTAAAGCGAATTGACCAAGTTGTGATAAGTACACAACACGCAGACGGCAGTATTAATCAGGCAAAAGCATTGTCTCATGCTGCTGCAACACATGTGTTAGGAGACTTAGTTGATAAAGATACTGTATGGCATCTTAATCCTACAGGTAACTTTGTTATTGGTGGACCAGACGGTGATGCCGGAGTTACTGGACGAAAAATCATTGTTGATACCTACGGTGGTTACGCTCCTCATGGTGGGGGCGCATTTAGTGGAAAAGATCCTACAAAAGTAGACCGCAGTGCAGCATACATGGCAAGATGGTTGGCAAAGAATGTTGTTGCTGATAACATGGCAGATTGGTGTCAGATTCAGTTGAGTTATGCTATTGGTGTAAAAGAACCTACCAGTGTGTATGTAGATTCAAATGGACACAATCGTAGTATTCAACAGTTTATTGAAAGCAACATAGACTTAACGCCTAAAGGCATCATTGATAGATTTGACATGTTTAACTTTACCCAGTATAGTAATAACTGCACATACGGACACTTTGGAAACAAAGATGTACCTTGGGAAAAGATTGGGTGGTAAAATGAAACAATGGCTTAAACGTATAACTGGCATAGAGGCTAGAGAAAAAGAACTTCTCGAAAAAGAAAACTCAGTTTTAGCAAAAACTGATCCTAAAGCACTTGCAAACAAACGTAAAGAGCCTTGGGTAAATGTATTAGATATGCAAGTTAATGAAGATAATATACGTAATGGATTTTTTGAACTTGACTGGAATGACTACTTTATAGAAGAACTAATCGAAAACGGTTATGGAACTGATGCAGATGCACAAGAAGAAATAGTTGATAGGTGGTTTAAAGACATTGTGTATAACATGTTAGTAGAAGAAGACATGAATCCAGATCGTAATGCTGGATACATTAATGTTGTTCCTATTAGTAAAGGAAGAAGCGAAATATCATGAAACTTGTAGTATTTGGTGATAGCTTTGTTGAAGGACTTATTAAAGAACCTGTTGAAAATACACCAGAAGAACGTAGTGAAATAAGTTTTGTAAATCGTATCAAAGATTACAGTAAGTTTATTACCACTAGTCAAAACATGGGATTACGAGGAAATGCAAATCAAAAGATTGCATATGACTGCTATAGCTGGCTTAAACTATGTACCGAAAATAATATTTTTGTTGTTGTTGCATTTAGCGGTTTAGATAGACAAGCTCATTATTATAGAGATACAGATGCTTATCATTGCTGTGAAACAAATCTACATGCCGACGAACAGGGTTATTTTATTAAAGATGCATTAGTGCTTTTATTACACGAAGTAATGAAACAAAAGAATATTCCACATTTGTTTGTAGAATCATTTGTAAAATATGTTCCCGAACAAATATATTATCCAAAAGGTATTCCTTATGAATCAACTCCTTTGAGTGATTTGTCAAAAAGTTTAGCAGGTTGCCTGCATCCTACAGAAGTTGGGCATCATAATATTGCAAAGTATTTGTCTAAGCGTATAGACGAAATCATTATTAAAAAGAGTTCTTGACTTTTACTTTAAACAATGCTAATTTGTACATAACTAGCAAAGAGGCGTTTTATGACTTATATTCTTATTGACACTGCTAACACATTTTTCCGTGCTCGTCATGTTGTACGTGGCGACATTGATACTAAAGTTGGCATGGCAATGCACATCACACTTAACAGCATTAAGAAAGCATGGCAGGACTTCAACGGTTCGCATGTTGTTTTCTGTTTAGAAGGACGTTCATGGCGTAAGGACTATTATGAGCCTTACAAGCGTAATCGCAAAGAACACCGCGATGCAATGAGTCCACGTGAAGCAGAAGAAGATAAAGTGTTTTGGGAAATCTTTGACGAGTTTAAAGAGTTTGTAGGTAACAAAACTAACTGCACTGTACTACACAATCCTGTACTAGAAGCAGATGATCTTATTGCTGGCTGGATACAAAATCATCCTAACGACGATCATGTTATCATTAGTACAGACGGCGACTTTGCACAGCTCATTGCACCTAATGTGCGTCAATATAATGGGGTAAGTAATACTACTATTACTGTAGAAGGATATTTTGATGACAAAGGTCAGCCCGTGGTGGATAAGAAAACCAAACAGCCAAAACCTGCTCCAGAACCTCAATACATGTTGTTCGAAAAATGTATGCGTGGAGATACTAGTGACAATGTGTTTAGTGCCTATCCAGGTGTTAGAAAAAAAGGCACAAAGAACAAAGTAGGTCTACTAGAAGCATTTGCAGATAAACAAACAAAAGGCTACAACTGGAATAACATGATGCTACAGCGTTGGGTAGATCATGAAGGTGTAGAACATCGTGTACTTGATGATTACACACGTAATGTTACATTGTGTGACTTAACTGCACAGCCTGAACATATTCGTGCAGAAATAAATAATACTATTCAAGCAGTTGAAAGCAAAAACATTAGCCAAGTGGGTATGAGACTTATGAAGTTTTGTGCTCGTTGGGATCTTCAACGTATTGCAGATAATGCTGCACAATATGCTGAACCATTACAAGCGAGATATAATCAATGAACGCAAAAGAAATTTTAAAAGACAAGTTTTGGATTGTAGAAGAAAAAGGCGAAAAGGTAGGAACCCTTACAAAGCAAGATGATGGATTTTTGTTGAGTAAAAACGGAAATGTTACCATGTTTCCTACTATCAAAGATTTGAGTAAAACATTTGGTAAAAACTTCCTTATCGCTAAAATCTACAACGAAGATAAAACAGAAGATAAATCTGTTCACGGTTTTCCAACACGAACATATCCGTATAATAGTATGTTTGATATCCAACGTAAGTTACCTTTGTTTACAAAAAGTGAAAAATCAAAAAGTATTTACTGTGCCGGATACTACCTAGTCAAGTTCAATGTCACATGGTTAAAAAGTTTTTGTCCAAAACTTATTACTATTGAGAGAAATCAATACATAGGCCCTTTTAAAACTGAACTAGAAATGAGAGCAGCATTAAGTAATGTCAATAGATCCGATTAATACACAACCTATACAGCAGTTTATAAAGCAAGTACAAGCTGCTGAAAATAGTAGGGCAAAAGATATAAGATTAGATATAACTAATGCAAAAAATTTGGCTTTTACCTTAGGTATTGTTATGTCTAGAATGAATGGCGATCTAGAAAAGTTTGTAAAAGAAAATGCCGGTGGCAGTTCAGACGAGGTCATACAAGTACAAATGGGCGGAAATGCTGATTGGACTTGATCAATAAATCAGAAAAAAGAGATTTTTTTAGATAAATATATACGTATATAACTAGGAGACGTATATGAGCAGGCCTAAACCAACGGTGCTTATGGAGTTTGTTGATGGTAAAACTTATCGAAGTGAGCAAGTATTAGAAGCTGAGGCTATATGGGCAGTCTTTCATCAAGGCAAGCCTTTTAATCTAAAAAGTCAAAATACACTTACAAACTATCCAGGACCTAAGTATAAGAAAACAAGTTTCTCAAATCCCGGTCATGCACATAACTTAGCAAAAAAACTTAATCAAATGTTTAAAACAAACGAGTTTGCTGTGTATAAACTAACACACGGCGATCTTATCGACAATGAATAAAACTACTTATACCAAGCTGTTTTTAAAACAGTTAGGTGAAACAATATCTGATCAAAATGTACAAAGTGTTAAACATTTATGGTGGTATAACACAAGAGACAAAAACGAAGGAGGTCTTAGATTAACAGAAGAAGGCCTTGACGTTCTAAATAGATTAGAAATTGCTACATATGAAATACCGTTTCCTCTTCATATGACTTTAACAACACAAATCATTATTTTTTTAGACAAGTTTATTGACTGTCCATATTATCTAACCAACCGAAGTATTATTGTTACAATGGAGAAAAAAGCAGTAGAACTCACTTTGTTTAGTGGGGATTTACGCAAGTATGGCTTAACAAAAGCGATGACAAGACAAAAAAAAGATGACGAAGCCTCTTGACCTTTTGTAAATAATAACTATATTAATAGTATGAAACAAAGCAAAGAGGGCTTACAAATGTTTACTTACAGCGACGATATTATTTCTGATCTTCATAAAGATGCATATGGCTTTCGTCCATCACAGCGTTTCTTTGATGATTGGGCTGAATATACACCTGCCGAAAAGCAAGAAACTTGGGACAGTTTAGTTGCAACTATGGAGTATAACCAAAAGGAAGAGGAGCGCATCGAAGCTGCTAACCTTGTAGAGTTCCGTAAGCAGGTAGCTGCTACTATGAAGTTCTGCGATTGCAACTGGAAAAAAGCAGTAGAGTTCTTGTGCGATGCAGAAGATGATGATGTTAACTGTGAGCAAGGGTTTGATTATTTCTTGTGGAAGCAAGGTATTGGCTACAAAGACCGCCAAAATATTCGTCAACTTTATAAAAAATAAGGTTGACTATGTAATATCAAACTGTTAATATTATGCATAGGCACTGAAAAAGAGGAATACAATATGTCAGATAGAACTATTTCACCAAACAAAGCAAAAAAATCTATTCGTAGAGCACTTGCAAGAAAACGTCCAATCTTTATTTGGGGTCCTCCCGGTATTGGTAAATCAGATATTGTAGCACAAGTTACCGATAGTTTACCAAACTCGCATCTAATCGATATTCGACTATCATTGTGGGATCCAACAGATATCAAAGGCGTTCCGTATTTTGATAGTAACAAAAATAAAATGGTGTGGGGCGCACCAGAAGAACTTCCAGACGAAGAGTTTGCAAGTCAATATGATAATATTGTTGTATTTTTTGACGAGATGAACTCAGCTGCTCCTGCTGTACAAGCGGCAGCGTATCAGTTGATTCTAAATCGTCGAGTAGGACAATATAAACTGCCCGACAATGTAATGATTGTCGCAGCAGGTAACCGTGAAGCAGACAAAGGTGTTACTTACCGTATGCCTGCACCGCTTGCAAACCGCTTTGTACACTTAGAACTTGCAGTTGAGTTTGATGATTGGTTTGCTTGGGCTGCTGCAAATCATATCCATCCAGATGTAATGGGCTTTTTAAACTTTAGTAAAAAAGACCTTTATGATTTCGATCCTAAGTCACCAAGTCGTTCATTTGCAACTCCACGTAGTTGGTCTTTTGTATCTGAGTTTTTAGACGAAGATGATGACGAGACTACAACTACCGATCTTGTTGCTGGTTCAGTAGGTGAAGGACTTGCAGTCAAATTTATGGCACATCGCAAAGTTGCTGGGCAACTTCCTAATCCATCAGATGTTCTTAATGGAAAAGTTAAAGAGCTTAAAACAGAAGAAATCAGTGCCAAGTATTCCTTAACTGTTTCTCTTTGCTACGAACTTAAAGAAGCATCTGACGCAAACGATAAAAAGTTTGACGATAAAGTCAACAACTTCTTGCGTTTTGCAATGGATAACTTTGAAACTGAGCTAGTTGTTATGGGCATTAAACTTGCGCTAACACAGTATGCTCTGCCTATTGATCCAGACGCAGTTGAATGTTTCGACGAGTTCCACGATCGTTACGGTAAGTTTATTAAAGCAGCCCAAGCAGTGTAAGCGATATTAGTGGGTGGCAGAAATGTCACCCACTATTTGTATTTTTAGTTGACAATATTATTAAATATTGTTATAGTAAAATGTAATAAAGAGGTGCATTATGTCTACAAAAGCAACAGCAAGTAACACACGTCAATGGCAACCAGATCCTGACATCTCAGAAGAACAGTTAGCTGAAATGCAAAAAGAAGTCCACGATCGTATTATTACGGCACGTGTTGGACTTCTCTTACGACATCCGTTTTTTGGTAACATGGCAACACGTTTAAAGATTACTCCAGCAGATGAGTTTATACCTACTGCTGCTGTAGACGGTCGCAATCTTTATTATAATACACAGTTCTTTAATGCAATGACAAATAAAGAGATAGAGTTTGTTGTTGCACACGAAATCCTACATATGGTATACGATCACCTAGAACGTCGAGATGATAGAGATCCTAGATTGTATAATATTGCAGCCGATTACATTGTAAACAACTTGTTGGTACGTGATCGTATTGGCGACAAACCAAGTATTGTAGACTGCTTCCAAGACTTCAAATACGAAGGCTGGGCTAGTGAAGAAGTCTATGACGAACTGTTTAAGGAAGCTGAAAAGAATGGTCGTGAGTATGTAGAAGCATTAGGCGAAATGCTAGACGAACACATCGACTGGGAAAAAGAAAACGAAGAAAGAGAAGGCAAAGGTCTTCCCAAATACACAAAAGAAGAAATGGATCAGATCAAAGACGAGATCAAAGAATCCATGCTACAAGCGGCTCAAAGTGCAGGTGCAGGAAATACACCTGCTGGCATCCAACGTATGATCAAAGAAATGACAGAGCCTAAAATGAACTGGCGTGAGCTTATTCGTCAACAAATCCAAAGTACTATTAAAAGCGATTATACATTTAGTCGTCCTAACCGTAAGGCATGGCACACTGGTGCTATTTTACCAGGCATGAGTTTTCAAGACACTATTGATATTTGTATTAGTTTTGATATGAGCGGTAGTATTGGTAACGATCAAGCAAAAGATTTTTTAGGTGAAGTTAATGGTATTATGGACGAGTTTAAAGACTATAATATTAAAATCTGGTGTTTTGATACTGCTGTATATGCAGAAGAAGATTTTTCATATGACGACGGTAAAAGCCTACTAGAGTACGAACCACAAGGTGGCGGCGGCACAGACTTTATGGCGAACTGGCATTATATGAAAGAAAACGATATTCAACCTAAAAAGTTTATTATGTTTACTGATGGATACGCTTGGGATAGCTGGGGAGATCCGGACTACTGTGACACTGTATTTGTGATTCATAGCAATCACAACAAAGACCTTCAGGCACCTTTTGGGATTACAGCTCACTACGAGGAGGCCGCTTGAAGAAGGATATTATAAATCCTTTAAATGTTTTGAATATAAGGAGAGTAGAATTTTGTCCTCCTTATTTCGAAACTATGACAATAGCACCAGGATATAATCTATATGATGTAATAAATGATTGGATATATAGCAACCTTAGAGGCAAATACTATATAGGCAATACAGTAGCACTTAATAAAGAAGATACAATGAATACTATTATTAAAATAGGATTTGAAAACAAAAAAGAGATGAGTTATTTTATGTTAGCTTGTCCACATTTGAAATACAGTTGAAAAATATGACATAAGTATCAATATAAGGAGTAAAAAATGTCTGAACAACAACAACCTAACCCACAAGAACTAAACATCCAAGACCTTGCTACTATGAAAGGTATCATTGATGTTGCAAGCGAACGTGGTGTTTTTAAACCAAACGAAATGGCCGCAGTTGGTATTGTGTATAACAAGCTAGAAGCGTTTTTAGCAGAAGTACAAAAGCAGGCTGAAGCAGCAAAAGAAGCTGAAAAAGCAGGCGATGCAGCACCAGCAGAAAAGGCAGGAAGTGAAAAAGAAGAAGCAGCATGAAACACGTAGGAAGAATCAAAACAAATAGACACAAGGCTATTGTTGCATATAGAACTATTCCTAATGACCCTTATAATGCACTAGTGATTCTAACAGAAAATCTAAATGCAGCCGATCATGACGATCTAATGAAAATCGTAGAATCAGCAGCAGGACAAGAAGAATATGAACTAGCAACAGCACTTGCTAGATCTTATTTTATTGATGGAAGAAATATGTTGGCAGCACTGCACAGAGAAGGTCAACTTAGAAAGTTTGCAACTAATGAAGTTGAGATGACTCCTGATTCAAACAATGTAGTTGGATTAGATCAACTTAATGAAATCATTGCGTCACAGCGTGGTTTATCTTTAGAAGACTTGTCAATACAACCAGACAGCACTCCTATCAAAGAAGAAAATGTTGTAGAGACTCCAGTCCAAGAAGAAGCACAACCGGTTACACAACCTGATACGCTTAGTGACGAAGATTTAGCAAAACAACTTCGTAGTCAAGCTGATGCTTTGTTTAAAGAAGCAAAGGCACTTAGAGATCAAGCAGAAGAACTTGTTCCAACAAAGAAAAGAACAACAAAGAAACAAGAAGTTGTCGGATAAAAAACAACCACCCCACACAGAAGAGCACTGGCAAGAAATATTTGATTCCATTGATATGGAAACCTTGCCAGTCGCTTATATGAATAAAGTAATAGTTAGATTCCACGATAAAACAATATGGCATATCGATATTAAAGATAGTGCCAAAAAACAGCCAATAGAAGAGATTGAAACTTCATTGGATGAAATGTTCAATTTATATCAAGATAGTATAGAAAGTATTGATTTCCGTATGGATATGGATCGTGTCAAAGCAGATTTATCTAAAAGAGTTAAAAAGTTTTTAAAGTTAAACAAATAATAAATCTTGACATGTGATAAATACTATTAGAGAAATATCACCTAGGAGATTTAATATGGCATTCCGCTTAAGAAGAGGAACAGACGCCGAAAGACAAACCGTTATCTTTCAGGAAGGCGAACTTGTTTATGTAACAGATACCCAAGAAGTATATGCCGGTGATGGCACTACTTTGGGCGGTATTAGAATAACTGGTAGTGTAGAAGGCTCACCAGCATCGCTAACACAAAATCTTAACTTAGCAAACTACCAGATTGTTGGCAATGGTGCCATTAACATGTCTGGTACAGTTACAGCTACCGCATTTGTAGGTGACGGTAGCGGACTTACAGGTATTACCGGAGTCGGCGGAACTGGTATCACTGAAGGTCAAACATATGATATTAATATTTTAGGTGATATTGTTGCAGGAGATAGCACTCTTGCTTATGATTCAGCAACTGGTATTTTTACTGGTGATTTTTCTGGTGATGGATCTCTACTAACAAATATTACATTAGATCAGTTACAAGATGTAACTGCTATCGGTCCTAATGCAAATGACGTACTTGCATATGTTGGCGGAACATGGACAAGTATTGATATTGACAGTATATATGCCGGCGGAGGCGGAGGTTCTGGTATAATCGAAGGCCAGACATATGATATTAACATCGCAGGTACTCTTATTGCAAATGACAGTGGCGTAGCATGGGATCCAGTTACAGAAACATTTACAGGAAACTTTACTGGACCTTTAACAGGTAATGTGACTGGTAATGTCACAGGCAATGTTACTGGAGATATTACAGGTAATGTTACAGGTGATCTAACAGGAGAAGTTACTGGTGCATTATATGGCGATGTTATTGGAAATATGACAGGTAATGTTTTTGGTCAAGATAGCACAGTATTGTTAAACTCTACTACTAGACGCCTTATTGGTGATGTGTCTGGTAATGTTACAGGCGATCTTACAGGTAATGTTACAGGTAGTTTACAAGGAGAGGCATTTGGATACTTCCAAGGACAACTAACAGGTGACCTTTATTCAGTAGATAGTTCTCTCGCATACGACAGTAATACAAGTACTTTCTACGGTGGTGCATTTGTAGCAAGCAGCAACGATTTGGTAGTATCAGGAACAACAGCAGGCGCAGAAAACACAGTTACAGTCAAAGGCGCTCAGAACCGTGGTAACCTTACTTTGATGAACGAAGATGTTGCAGATGATTACGATGGTCAAAATGTTAACTTAGGTTATATTGGGTTTGCAAAAAATGATACAAACGGCGTTGAAGTTAATGTTCAGATTATTGGTAGACAAGATAGACTACTTATTGGTATTGACTCTACAGGTGCATACGCAACTGCTGACAAGTATTATGCTTTTAGAGATGGTGGATTTCATATTGGTGGTGCTGCACCAGCTGCTAAACTACATATCACAGACGGATCATTACGTTTTGAAGATAGCAGATTAATCAGCGAGATTGCAACTCCAGGCGACGGTGAAGTATTTTGGGATAGCGCAAATAAAACACTAAATGTATATGATGGTGCTATATCTGACTGGCGTGAATTTAATACAGTACGTACTGATATTTTAGAAGGTGCTGGTGTTTATGGTAGTTTATTACAACTAGTTGGCACTGCCCAAGCAGACATTGATGGTTTAGGAAATGACAGTGCGTCACTTGTTGGTGGAATGCTATACAACAGTGACAAAGATTGTTTCGAGTTTGTACAAGCAGGTAGTTATACAAATATTCCTAACTCAGGCGATCACACTGGTCAACTTTCACAATGGAACCAATCAACAGGTAAATGGGAAGTAAGCAGTTGGGAAACACCACAAACAGGTCAGTTCTTATACTGGGATGGCACACACTGGAGTCCAACAAACGCACCAGCAGGAGGTGGCGGTGGAGGCGGAAGTGCCTTTACACACATTGGTGTTGCAGCAGATGATAGTGCTATTAGACTTATAAACGAAGGCGAAACATTTTCTATTTTAGGTGGAACAAATATTACTACTTCAAGTGATGCAGAAGGCAATATCACCATCGAAGGCGTTGCTCAAGACTTTACTTGGGGAAGTATTACAGGTACACCGACAACATTAACAGGTTACGGAATAACAGATGCAGCGACAAGTGCACAGGGTGCATTAGCAGATACTGCACTACAACCAGGTGACGCTTTGGGTCAGGTAAGAGGCAGTATTATTTCAGATGATTCAACTATACTTGTAGACGGTACAGCAGGAACACTGACAGCATCGACATTGACAGGTTCGGTACCAGATGCAAGCATTGCAGAATCAAGTGTTACACAGCACGAAGCTGCACTAAGCATTACACAATCTCAAATTAGTGATATAGGCAACTTTACATTTAGTGCAAGCACATTAGACACAAGCGATTCTAGTGGTATTGTAATAACACCAGCTGTAACTGTATCAAGCGATCTTACTGTAGAAAATAGTTTGACTGTGACAAATAATATCACAGCTGATACTTTAAATGTAACAACACTTTATTATGATAATCTAGAAACAAGCGGTGCTGGCACACCAGAAATCGAATCAGATGGTGCTATTGCTCTTACAGCAGGAACTAGAGTAGAAATATCATCAAGCCCTATAAAGATGGCAAGTTTCACAACAGCAGAAAGAGATGCATTGTCTGCAACTAATGGCGATATGATTTACAACTCGACTACAAACAAGTTCCAAGGTTATGCAGCCGGCGCTTGGGTAGACTTACATTAAAGGGGACATGAATGGCTGAAAAGTATTACCAGCTGGGAACACACAACAGTGAACAATGGACTGAAATCCATAACGAACTTTGCGAAGCAACAAGTGGATTAGCAAATATACCAGATAGAGCTTGTACTTGTACAGATGACAAAGCACACAGTCCAACCAGAGGTACTTTTTTGTTAACAGACGAAGAAGCAGCAACTCTAAAAGAAGATCCAAGAGTGAAGTTTGTGAACGTCGATTATGTAATGTATCCAGAAACTTATGCTCCTCCGCCAGACGAGTTACAAGCAACTACACCCGATTTAATCAACCGTTTTGGTGGTGCAGTTAAAGTATATAGAGAGTTCGAAAATAGTAATACACTTCCTGGCACGCCAGATTCAACTGATTATAACAGGACAGGTTTCCAGCTACTACGCCATATGAAAAAACTAGATCTATGGGTAGAAGAAGGAAGAACAGACAACTATGTTTATAGTTCTCAAGTTGAACAGTTTGCAGATGGAAGAGATGTAGATGTTATTGTTGCAGATGACGGCGGCGGATGGATAGGCCATCCTGAGTTTCAAAATAACTGCTCAGGATCTTCTACACCTTATGCATATGTCGGGGGTAATGTGCTGCCAGGAGATGGAACATGCGATGTACTAGATTTAGTATTAGATGCACCTTACTATTTAGATCCAGATTATTTTGATGCAGATCCTAGCAATAGACTTACAACAAGATGGGATAACACACTTGTTCCTGTAGAAAGTTTTGCACGTGACTGGTGGATAAGCACTGCAAATAGAAGTGCAATTTTTAATGCAAAGTTTCCTTCAGCAGGTACTACAACAGCAGTTACAAGCAGTTATACACGCAGTTATTGCAATGGCAGTAACACAGCACAGAGCAGCGTAGGCACCCACTGTACGCCCTGTATGGCGCTTACATACGGTAGAACACAAGGCTGGGCATACAATGCTAATAAATGGGTTTTAAACTTATATGGTACAAATGGTTCAGATATAGAACGTGGATTTGATATTCAAAAGATTTTTCATAACACAAAACCTACTAATGCAAAATACGGCACACAAGATCCAACAATAAGTTCAAACAGTTGGGGGTATAGAGCAAGTAAAGGTACCACAAACGGTTATTATCACTTCCGTACAGACGCACCTGTACAATATGGTGGAACAGGCGACGAGCCGACATTTATCGATCATATGGGATCTCAAGGTGATTTAGGTCGCTGGAAAAGCGAAATGAAAACCAACTCACTGACAACTGCACTAGACGAACTTATAGACTCAGGTGTAATATTTGTTTGTGCTGCTGGTAATAGTAATCAAAAACAAGTGAACTGGGATCATCCTGATTTTAACAACTATGTAAGTGACATTAGTACCAGAGACTTAGAAGACACAAGTTACTTTGAGTTTAGTGTAGAAACTACTGGCACAACGAACCGTAGAGGATTTCCACAGCAAGGTGGAAAGACACTTGGCGCAGGCAGTACTTACACCGTAGATGCAACCAACAACGGAACGACTGCCTACACATTGAGCAACGGTACAGACAGAGATGGTGCAGTGTCTGGTGATAATGCAGGTATCAACATAAGAGTAGGTGATACAATTTCAATTACAAACAATGCTAGTGCAAGTCATCCAATGTATTTAAAAACTGTACAAGGCACAGGCACCGGAGACCAAGTTACAGGTGCAACAGGACAAGGTGCAAGCGAGGGTAGTACAGTAAGTTGGACACCAACTGCTCACGGTACCTATTACTATCAATGTAGTGCACACAGTGCAATGAACGGTACAATTACTGTAGGTGCTAGAGAAACTACATATGGTACAATCAACATAGGCGCACTTGATGATGAATATGTAACCTCTAAAGAAGCAAAAGTAGGTTATAGTGACAGAGGTAATGGCATCGATGTATATTTTGCCGCAGATGGTACATTGGCAGCAAATAGAGCATATACATCCGAAGGTAGATATCCTGATACATATCCTGGTTTTACAGCGGATAGTGGTAGTGGTGCAGGTGTACCAGAAGATTGTGCATTTGGCGGCACTAGTGCAGCATGTCCAGTTGCAGCAGGGTTTATATCGTGTCTAGTTGGACTTAACAGGAACTGGACATATGCAGATGTCAAAAACTATTTTAATAGTTTAGATGCACAAGATAGTGCAAACTTTTATACAGGCACAGAATCTACAACTGCAACAACAAACAACTGGCTTGATTATAATAGCTTAGAAGGCGGCGATGCACGAGTTGGATATCAAGATACAAATCTTATTACCCAGACAACTTTTCCACAACGTACAAGTTCGTTTAATGGTGCTATACGAATAAAGAATGCAATAGTTACAATAAAACAACGATTTGATAGAGGTTAAAAAGTATAGTTAAACCTATCTAAATCGTCCTTGTGATATTTTTCAACAAAGTCTATAGCTTCCTGGCTATAGACATTTTTGTATCCAGGACGCATACTTGTGTTTTTCATTGGTAACTCTGTGTATTTAATTTTATAAAGATCACAGATAGTTTTCCAATCGGTATCTATAGTTTCAAACTTACCAATATAGTCAACAAGTATGTTATTGTTGTTATCACACAAATAATCACATTGCGTTTGTTTTTGAATAATACTTTCTTTGTACAAATATTGTTCTTTTATAACAGTTTCGGTTTCTAGTAACCAATAGTTAAATCCTTTATTAATGTCACTTAAACTTCCTAAAAACTCTTTGGTAAAAACACCATATTGTTTTTGTATTAAAAAATGATAATAACTTACTAATCTATCAAATGGATTACGTACTACTGAACAAATAAGATAATCTTCAAAATGATTTTTTATTACACCTATGGGCAAAGTATAAAACTTGCCATATTCTTCAAACTTTACAAAATCATGTTTAAGTAATGTACCAGTAACAGAAGTTCCTGCATTTTTTGGTATATGGACAAATCCTATTTTTTTCTCTTTGTTATACCACATTCTTTATGCTTTCTATTGGTATTTTAGGCAAGTTTATATCTTTACCTTTGTAACTTATAACACTCTGCCAGCATTTAGGATTATATACGTTAGGATTATATTTCTCATTACATGTGTAATACATATCTTTCAACATAGCAAAATCAAAGTTACCTTTGCTTTTTTGATATTTTAACATTTTTTGCAAAGCAGGTCTACGATTTATTTCTTGAATACTTAAAAAAATATTAGTAATACCATTTTCTAAACACCATTCTTTTTGAGTTGGTACTAGATAATCGCTATTATATGCAGTATATCCATTTGCTGCTTTAAAACCTAATGTTTTAGATCTTGCTATAGGAAAATAATAGTTTCTATCACCTATACGAGCTAAATCTTTATCCCAATGATCACCTTGATATATTCCACTCATTGCAAGATATGTTTCGTCTTCCTTTACTACATAAAACGCTTTATAGTTTTTTATCCTTGCACCAAAGTTTTCATAGTTTACAGCATTGCGATGTTTATCCATACTTGCTATAGTAGTGAGTTGTAAAATAAGATCAACATCGTCTATAATATTTGTTACACTAATAGCCAAACTCATTTTCCTTTACATGATCAAAAAACGGTGCAATCTTAAAATCCTGTGTAATACGACCTCTACTGTTGCTATCAGGATCAGGAACTCCGTATTCATCTGCATCCCAATCAACAAGTCTTATAAACACTTCACCTACTTCTGTTTGTATTGGAAAAATATATCCAAATGTATTATTTTTTACATCAATATTTGCTTTTACATCATTGCTTTCAATATGCGAAATACTAACACCTAGTTGTTTACTAGCCAACTGAATAAGTTCGTTATATGTCATGCTTGTATTTTCCATATACCGTCCTAAAGCACCAACACTTCTAAAACGTAAAATAGGTGTTATTTTTGTTTTATAGTTATGCAACTTGGCCTTTTCTACAAACAAGTTAACCTGTTTCTGTATAACATTTTCATTTACACCTTTTGCTACAATAGTACCTGTATTAATGATCATATTATGTTTAAGTAGATTTTCAAGTGCTCTTACCTTTGCAGTTGCCCAGTTTCCTTCATCTATAACTTTGTATATTGTATTGTCATCGGCGCCATTCATACTCAAAAGAACAAGTCGTAATCCTGCATCTTTCAAACGTTTTACATAAGGTTCGTGTGCAAGTTTTAATCCATTTGTAGTCAAACTTACATGGTGTCCTAGTTTTTTTATAGTGCTAATAATGTCAAAAATATCTTCACGCATTGTAGGTTCGGCACCTATTAATCTAACAAATGTCCTCTTTGGCAGCTTAGAAATAGTTTCATATAATCTGTTGATATCCATATCAGGAATATCTCTATTTGGCAAATAACAGTTAGCACATTCCATATTGCAACGATGTGTTACATCAACCATTATAGTATCAAATGGGTTATTACATGCTTCGTATGTCTTCATTGTTTTATTGCCCCATGATAGTAATATAATCGGTGCCGATAATTGGGCGCCTGTTTGAGTATCTTATTATAAATTTTTTCTTTATATTGATTAATATTGTTGACTTTAGGAATCAAATATTCCTTTTGTAATCCTAGATATCCATCGTTTACATATACAGTGCGTTCTTTTTTTGGTATTAGTTTGGATTTTTCAAATGCAGGAGTTTGTAGTACATCTTTAAAATAATCTTTAAAGTTGTGTCCAATAGTTATTTCGTGTTCGTGTTCAAAGTTTATCTGTATAAACTTGTTAAATGCAATAATATCATTTAACACATCGCCGAAATCATCCTTAAATTCAACACAGAATTCTTCGTATAATGTTTCTAAATTTTCAATACTCTTGTAGTAAACGAAAGCATCTGGTTGCCACAGTCTATTATCATAATCAATAAACTTATTAACCGCATCTTCCAATACAAACCTGTGCATTTGAATCCTGACATGTGAAATGATATCTTTAACAGTTTTAAGATTTGCTACACGATCATAAAAATCTTTATAATGTATATTTAGAGTATGATGTGCATACAGAGCAGCCCATTTAAAAATACCAAGTGTATGGAATCCAAGATAGAAATAACTCCACGTTTGCATTTCAACAAAATCTTCTTTTGTGTAAGAAAATGTTTCGGCTACAAACTTAGCAGGACTTGCTTTGCGTTTTGAATTGGGCATCTCGTGATAAGTTTTATCTATATAGCCTATTTTATACTTTTCCATATATTCTGTATCCATGGCAGGTGAATTAGGCAATAACTGAAAATCGTGCAATCTCACGTCATCATGAAAACTCATACACATTAAATCTGTAATAGCAGTCTTCCACTTGTCTATACTGTCTCCTGGACTGCCAACAATAAGAGCAGGCACAAGCGGAACTCCTGCTTTTAAGCCGTCGTTTATTTCTTTAATGCTTTCTATTGCCTTGATATTATCTCTGTCCATTATTTTTGTAACTTCTTCATCGGTATGTTGTATACCCATATGAGAAACTTTTAACATATCTTCTTTGTGCAATGCAACATGTGCTTGTGTTGCCCTTGTTTTTTTATTTTTTGCACTACTGAAGGCCACTGTTGTGACGTAGTTGTTTTTCTTTTTACATTCAATAAGTTTATATATGTAATCTAGATCGTCTTCAAAAATACCAAAGTTAGCATCTACAATTAAAACCAAATCAGGTTTTAACTCCATTACGGAATCTATTTCTTCCATGACATAATCACGTTGAAACTTTTTTATCTTTGAGGCAGTTGCACTTCCCCAATCACAAAAAGTACAACCATAAGGACATCCACGATTTGTTTCGAAGCTAACAGCAACACGAGATTGGCTGCCTTTTGATTTTATTTCTTTTGCCCATTTTATAAATTCATGTTTTAAATGGGTATATGGTTTGCCGATGATATCTTTACATTCTATTTTTAGTACTGGTGTTCTTGGTTTTAAGGGATTCGTTTTTAAAATAATACCATTGATATCATAATCAATATTGTTCTGATAGTTATATAAAAATTCAGGCATCACACTTTCTATTTCAGCGTAACATATAGCATCTACACAATCTAATCTTTCAAATACTTTTAAATTTTTATATTCAATCTCCGGGCCGCCTGCTATTATAAAGCAGTTTGGGTTTACTTTCTTTACATAACGTGATAACTCTAACTGATCATTTATATTCCAAGTATAGTTACTTGTTAACAGCATATCTAGATTTTTTACATCAATATCTTTTAGAATTTCTTCAGCGGATACATCGTTATCGTAACAACGAAATATAGGAGTTTGCCATTTCAAATCGATGTGTTTATCATAGTCAACTTCTATATATGTCCTAAGTCTTGCATACAAGTAAGGTAAAAATGTACTCATAGGCAGTAAGCCAAGATTACATACTAATATCTTCATATTATTACAAACCTCTAATGTCCTCTTGACCGTTTACACATACCATTAAGTGAATACGTGGTGTATCTCCGTCATTATATGCGGCGTGTGGCAACCCTTGGTTTAAGAAATAGGTGCTTCCATCTGCTTCCATTCTAAAAGTTTCAACTTCTTTTGCACCTTTTTGTCTTGTAGTAAAATAACTTTTGTCATTAGTTACTAGTGGAATATGATAACGCATAGAAAATGTAGTATCATAATCCATGTGCTCGCTAATACTTCCTCCTGGATCCATAACACGAATATTACATCTAGATACTTGTCCTTTGAATGATTTTAGTACCTCTTCAATGTATGTGCCTTTTGCCCAATCTGCTATTTTAGTATATTTTCTTTCATCCCAACGTGGATCTTTTTTAACTTCTGCAATGTTTTTCATGACACCGTTATCTTCTGGTTCAAAAGATTCATCAAACTCTGTTACACTGTATAAGTTATAGTTTCCGTCGCTATATGTGCTATATCCTCTATCACATTGACTTACAATAAAATCTCTTCCAGTTCCTTTTTTAAGTTCGTCAAAGTTATTTTGGAATACTTCTAAAATTTTATCAATGTCAAACTTGTATGTATCCGGAAGTTTTAAAAAACCAGGTAGCTGATGGCGTCTTAATAGTTTTTCTTTTAACATTTTTTACCCCTATATTGCTTCAAAATGTTTCATTACTGTTTTAACAGTATGTTCATTAGTATTTACATTTATTACTATCCAATAACTTGGTTTACTCGAACAGTTAAACAAATAATGTACTTTAGCTGAATCAAAAAAGTATACTTTTCCGCCTTCCCAATACAGCATTTTATCTTCTAGTATAAAGTTAAAATATGGAGGATTGTAGTTATTTAATGGTACAATCAACCTAAAATATTTAAACTTATCGTTTTTTAAATCTCTATGTGGAGGAAAAAATCCTCCTGGATTTAGTTTTAAAAAATGAGTTCTTACATAGTAGTTATCAAATGGACTTAATATTTTTTTTAGTTCAGGATGCTCATATACAGGCGTATGGACACAAAAGTCTTCTTCTTTATAAGCTGTATCGTTTTCTTTATTGTATTCGGACAAACTATCTAAATCTGGTATTCCGTCAACACCGCCGTTTAAACTTGTAATACTTAGACCCCAACGATCTATTTTTTTACGAGGATTGTATGGTACATATTCAAAGTTTTCTTCTGTCCAATCTACCAACTGATTAGGCGACTTTATTTTCAAGTTTAGAGGATAAAAGTTTCCAAACTGGGTAAGCATACTATAATAGTCAAACGACATTTTCTTTCCTTTTTGGAATCTTGCTATCAGCCGAACTTACACAACTTTCTGTGATACAAGGCATCGGCTTATCAAATAGTTTAAATCCTGTTTCTATATTACCAAGAGGAACATCATGACAACTGTAACTACGTTTAACGCTACCATCTGGCTCACGAATAATAATACCTTGATAGCCAGCATTACAATTCCAGCCTTTAAACTTGTTAAAGTTGAAAGCATTAAATCTTTCAGCTTGATCCATATACCATTTTTCGCCTTGACTATCTTTAAACTCAACTTGCATATGCCACGGTACACTGGCATCATTTTTTCCATTTACTCCAGTAGGAATAGCAAAACTAGGTTTAGGTCTTCCTTCCCATTTGCGTTTGCTTTCTGTATATGCACGTTGTGGCATACCGTTCCAAAGTCGCTTCAAGTCTTCTTCTTTGTATCCTTCAACGATTCTTGACGCCGTAGGGTCAGACTGCGGTTTAAGGGTGACGTTGATACCTTGCTCATGGAAGAACAAAGCATTTTCCCAATCACGTTCAAACCAGTCTGGAACCATAACCATATTGATTGTAACTTGTACATCATGCTCCTGACACAGTATCAACTTGTCTGCAAAGTCTTGTAACTTGTCAGTAGTATTTAAATGTTCTGTGTGCAAACTTGCTGTAATACTTGCCCTATGGAAAGGCTTAACACGTTCTACATAATCCTCAAACCAACTCATTGGTCTAGAGCAGTTTGATGTCATATGTACGGAAGTATAATTAGTATTGTCGACATCAGAAGCCAAATGACCAAGTATGTCCAAGTATCCTGGATGAAAGGTAGGCTCACCGCCAGACAAACTAAAATGGAAACTGTTAAAACCGTTATCACGTGCTTGCCTCTTTATCTCATCTATTGTCTTGAGACATAGTTCTGTTGGTCTATGATCTTTCCTGTCGCTACGAGCGTAGGGCCAACAATAACTGCAACGATAATTGCAAAACCTACCAAGAAGCCAACTAACAGTAAAGATATCTCTATAAAGAAGAGTACGTTGTCCGACTTGGACAATGTCGTTAAAAGGTATCTTAGTAAAATCGTAGTTGCTCCATTTTAAATCTTCAATCATAATAATATTATAACACCTTTAAACTTTGTGTCAACCGTATGGCAACTCTAAATCGCCACAAGTTCTAATAAAATGACCAAATGCATAAAGTCTTTCTAAACAAGGAAAACAATGATTACAATGATTAAAGTTATTTAAATCTGTAAAGTTTTCATTTGTATGAGCTGCACAGCTATTTGTTAAAGGCCACAATGTTTCTAATACTTCTAAGTTTTTATATGCATAATAAACATCCTTTTTATCTACAGCTAAAAATGGAGTGTTTTGTAAAATATTAGCTTCGCCTCGGATTGTATCAACTGTTGAATCAGTTCCTGTAAATGTATCTCTGGATACATCTCTATTTTTAATATGTTCCATTGCAATAACAGGATTGATGTTATATTCTTTATGATATTTCATAACCATAAATGAAATATGATCTAAGGGAGGATTTATTGTAAGTCCGCTGTATACAATATCTATATTGTTTTTTCTTATGATCTTTTCTACTGCTGCATCCAGTCTTTCTGTATAATCATCATGTTTTGCAAACACTACAACATGTTCTTCAGGCTCTTTACCTGTAAGCTCTGTTACTTTTTTAATGATTCTTCTAGTGACTGGGCCATAAAAAGGCTTTTTATCAGTTTGTAGAGTTATTGGATATATTTTTGCATTTGGATATGCCAAGCAACAAGCATAATACAAAATAGTGCTATCTGCTCCTCCACTAAACTTTACTGCAATATTTTTAAAATTTTGATTTGAATAAAAACTATCAAACATTAAATGATCCTGTTAAAACCATACCATCTTTCTGCACAAAAGAAACAGTGCTCGCAATGTTTGTGATCAGGACCGATGCCATTATATTCTGTTGTATCTTCACAACTAAATGTCAAAGGATATAAAATATCCATCATATTTAAATCGTCATATGCTTTAAATACACCCCTCTTATCTCCTGTGGCAAAAGGTCTGTTAAAATACACGCCATTAAAATGTAGTAAAGGGTCAAAAGGTGTATATTTCTTTTTATGTGGTTTCCTAGGCTTTAATCCTAGTTTAAACAATACATAGTTATGTTCAGCATTCCAGTCGTATATAAAGTTTTTTGTTTTATGCACTCTATATTCAAACCAAAGTTTAATAGTAGGAAAGACTAGTTGGTACCATGCTTCAGGGTCGCGACTTTTATCTCTCTTATTAAGATGGAACATTATAGTTTCATAGTCATAACCCATGCTTTCTTGATTTTCACGTAAGAACTTTGAGAATATCGAATATTTAGGATTTTTAGTCAAACCACTATATACGATTTCAAGATTTTGTTCTTCTATTGCTTTCTTAACTATTTCATTTTGTCCTTCAATATAAACTTGCTCGTTACTAAAGCCTTCGTGTTCTTTGAATATTGTGTAATGTTTCTCGGCTGACTTACCAGTTAGTTCTTCAACTTTTTCTATTATACGTTTTGCATAATCAATGTAGTAAGGTTTACCACTAGTTGCAAGTGTAATGGGAAAAACTTTTGTATCAGTGTCGGCATAATACTTACAAACTGCATAATAAAGTATGCTACTGTCTGCACCTCCTGATAACTTTACTCCTACGTTTTTAAACTTTTTATCTAACTTTATATTATCAATCATACTATTCTTCCAAATCCGTACCAACGTTCTAAGCAGAAAAAACAATGACCACAATGTTCTACTGTGTCTATATCTTTATAATCATCAGGGTCTTCACAACTAAAAGTTAAAGGGTATAAGATATCTAGCATATCAAGATCCTTATATGCTTTGAAGGTTCCTTTTTTATCTCCATCAATAAAAGGAAAGTTTGCTATTACCTTTCCTTCTCCGTGCACTGTATCTACAGGACCCCAATCAAATGGATTGTCTCTTGCAATATCTCTTTTATTATTGTGATGATGTACTCTATCCATGTCTATTTTAAATGTTTCAGCATTGTCATTTAAAAACTTTACTAGTGTAGGATTATGTGGATTTACAGTTAATCCACTATAAATTATTTCTAAGTTTTCACAACTGATAGCATAGTCCATTAGATTATCTTGACTGTCAATATATTGTTGTCCTAAATCATCAACAGTGTCATCATCTTCAAAATAAGTGTAATGTTTCGTAGGATATACTCCAAGCAAATCGCCTACAGTTTGTATTACACGATTTGCTCCGTCAATATACCACGGTTTGCGTTTTGTAGCTATAGTGATAGGAAAAATATTTGTATCAGTGTCTTTGTAATATTTACAGATAGCATAGTATAAGATACTACTATCAGCACCACCTGATAATCTTATACCTATATTCTTAAACTTTTTATCTAAAACTAGATTATCAATCATAAATGGGAATCCCCGATAAGCTCTTTACATTTTTTAACACAGAGATCAATATTTTGCTGTTCTTCGTCAATAAAACTCCAAACTTGACCCTGTAATATATCAGCTATCGGACGATGTAAGACATTGTGATCATGTCTATTTAAAAAGTCATATGTGCTCCAAAGTTTTTCTAACTCTCTAAGGTTTCCCATCCAACAGCAAGGAACTAAATATCCATCTGCGCTAATATATATATTTCCTTTTGTTTTATGAAACTTCGAAACTGAGCTGTCCTTCCTTGCAGGACATTGCACACACTCTAGTGTAATATTTGCATCTCTTAACTCTTTAAAAGTTTTACCGTTTATACTGTCACCTTTGCCTTTGTCATACCATTCAGGTATTTCAACTTTTTCAACTTCTACTTTTTCGGGTTTTTTCTTTTTTGGAGCATCCTCTACAGTTTCAACTTCAGAACGTCCTGATTGAATAATATTGAAACTGATAAATCCTTCTTCGTCTGCACGTTTTTTTACGTCTTCAAGTTGATGTTTATTGTGACTAAAAACTATAAACTGCCATACTGCTTTGCCGCCTGCCTTTATATATGTTCTAAAGTTGTTTTCTAATATATCCCATTTTACATTTCTACGGTATATGTGATTTGTGTCTTCTAAACCATCTATACCAAAATGCACAAATAAGTTTGTTTCGGCACTTATTTCTCCTAATCGTTGCCAAAACTCTTCATTGCGTGTACCGCCATTTGTAGCAACAGCAATATTCATTGTATTATTTAGAGTTAAAAAATACTCTGTGATTTCTATCATTTCTGGATTAGTTGTTGGTTCATCTACATTACCGCAATAATGTAAATAGTCTAAGTTTGACCAATCGTATCTTCCAAAAATATTTTGTATATCTTGTAAAGTATAATATCTATTATTTAGATTATCTGAAGGTCTTTTTCCTTTTTTAAAATCTACCCATTGTTCCCATCGATCGCACTGAGGGCAAGCAGCATTACAGTAGTTAGTTAACTCAATTTGTACTCTGCCGATTTCACTTACATCAAACCATGCCATATAAAAGTCCTATAAAAATTCAATATTGATCACTTTGTCCTCGCTGTCATCAACTTCGTAACCGTATTGCCCTTCTATAATAATCGACCCTCTTGAATAATCTTGTCTAGGTTTACCTATACCTAGCATCAAACCTGTATTTACAACAGGTCTCTGTACGTTAAACTGTGATTCTGCATCATCAAAAAATGCACTCCATTGCACACATTGGCAGTAACCAGTTCTATAACCAAGTGTAGCCGCTGTATGTGCTGCTACACCTGCTGCAATACCAGAACTTTGATTGTAGTTAGTATAAAAATCATCTCCAAATGGATTGTCAATAGAATCTGGATCTTCTGGTACAAATATTAATAATAGTGGTGCCCAAACTTGTCCATTTCTGTGTAAAGGTCTATCAAAGTCAGGATTAGCTGGATCAATACTATGATCATATGCAAGGCGATTAAACTCAATATTTGTGCTTACTATCATTTTATAAAATGATTTATTTTGTTTTGTTGGCATATTTACACAGGCTTGCAGAATAGTGTTGTAATCTTCTTCAGGTATTTCTTGGCTAAAGTCAAAGTTACGCTGTGCTCTTTGAGCAATAAATGCAGCTTTGACTGGATCCATATCAGTCCAAACTGGGCCATTGTCCAGTTGTGATAGTAAAACTGTAAAAGATTCTGTAACTGCTTGTTCAACTGCAAAAGACATGTTATGATCGGCCAAAGTTTTCAAGATCAATGGCTTTAATATATTATAAACATCTCTTTCTACATCGGTAGTGTGTATCTGTCTTACACCAAACTTATAAAACTCCTCAACAATAAATTGCATTTGTTTATCATTGCCCCAACGTAGTTTTTCCATTACTGCATCGTATACTTTTGACATATCAGTCATACATTTATAAAAATTATCTGTTCTACTAGGAGCGTTAGTCCTAATATAATCTGTTAATGTTTCTAAATGTTGTTGCTTATAACTTCTAAGTAGTTCTGCTGCTTCTAAACTGATAATGGCCATTTTCTTTCCTTAATATGCTTTAAGCATACGAATGATTGAGTTGTCCTTATTTTCTTCTTTTGCTTCTTGCTGGAACAACGGCGTTAAATCTTTTGTATGCTTTTTAAATATTTCTTCTGCTACACTTGTATTTAACGCTTTTGGCGAACATAAACCACACCCACAATAGGATTTTGGACATTTTATTACTGGCATTACACCTGTTTCTAAAGTATTTTTTAGTTTTTCATTTATAAGATCAAATCTGCTTGCTTTTCCTATAGGTCCTATTTCGCCATCTAAGTTGACCTGGCATGTTTGGTGATGCCAGACACCATCCAGCTCACTGTTAATAAACAAGAAGTCCCAGTTTACCATACAGTTCCAACCATTAAAGTTGTTTTCTGGTACAAATCTCCCTTCTGACCATTTATTATCTATGCAAAGATTAAGGCCTCTGCCTGCACAACAAGGACGTCCTATGTTTTGCGCCATTTCGCAACTCTTGGCTTTTTTGTTTACTTTTTCTTTTTTACCTCTACTCCAATAATCTTTAAACCATTGATGTTGTTCTTCGGTGTAAATATGTGCAGAACCGTCTTCAACGTCTTTTGGATTTCCACTATCTCCTATCACTCTTGGAGTATATCTAACACCCAGTTCATCAAGCCAATCTGCAACAGCAATACATTCATCAAAATAATCTTTATGAAACATTAAGTTTATTCTAAAATTGTAATCTGCTTCTTTCATTGCAATAATATTATTACGCACAAGTTGTTCTTCAATTTCGCTTTGTTCAGCATGCCAGCTCACAGTACAACTATCAATATTGTCAATAATCTGTTGACATTTTTTTGGTGTATAACAGCCATTAGTTGTAATATTTGTCTTAACTTTTGGATATTTTTCTTCACAGTATTCTATAAATCTAAAGAAGTCAGGATTTATTGTTGGTTCGCCTCCTGTGAAAGCGAGTGTTGTTTTCTTTTGTTGCTTCCTATACTTGTTTAGCGTATCAGTATATTCTACAATACCGTCTAATGTGTGCACCAAAACATCAAACGGAGTGTTTGGGCTTGTTTTATTACTATGATGCGGGCCACAATATGTACAAGCATAAGTACATCTTCTTCCTAAGTCCCATACTACATCAAAACTATCATTATCTATTTGATCAATTGCGTTGAACATCTACAGATCCAAATCCTATTATTGCACGTTTCCATTCAGTACTAACTTCAGGAATATCGTTTGTTGAAAGGAACCAACTGCTGCTATGCCATCTAGCTGCATCAAACAGCATAAGTGTGCCTAGTTCCCATGTGTAAACACTGTCTACTTTTAAATCAGCATATTCTTTTGCATACAAGCAATCAGCTGGATTATATTTTAAAACTTCTTCGTCATATTCCCATTTTGTTCTATACTCAAAGATTTCGTCATTATCTCTGTACCGCATTTCTCCTTTGCGATACATCATTTTTCTTGGAATATCACTAACTTTATTGTAGTTTACTGTATAAGGCTGTTTACTATTCCATTCTAAAGGTATAATGCATCCTACAACAGTATGACAATCTACTTTATCATCCCACGGAACTGTCTCATAATCAGTGTGTAAACCAGCAGGTTCTCCACTATGAAAGTAATCAAAGTTCCAATCATTAAAGGTTCCAGTAAGATCAACAAGATAGTCTTGTAACACTGCTTTATCTTCTTTTGATAAACTACAAAACAGGTTATGTCCTTTTAGGCCGGTGACTTTTGCTTTGCTTTCTGCTAAGATATTCCTAAACTCATTTTTATGGTATTCGATATCTATATTAACTTTATGAGAACCAAAATCATACATTTATTACAAAACTACCTTTTGCTTGATCGATAAGATTGTATTGTGTTATTACGTTTTTTATAATAGGACCATATTTTTTATGATTATAGTTTCTTCCAATAACAATACCATTTGGTTTTAATAAACTAAAAGCCTTTATATACGCACTTTTCCAATCTACACTACTACTTACCAAACCCATACTTACAATATCATATTTCTGATCAGTTTCAAAATCATCAAAATACATTTCATAAGTTTTTGAAAAAGGACAGTTATTTACAAACATTTCTTTTGTAATAACTTCTTTAAGATTATCTTTATCGAAATATCCCTTATTCCAGTCAACTTGTAATCTAACTTTTTCTTGCTCCCAAGGATCTAATGCATAATAATCAGCAGTAGGAAAATCCTTGTACAAATAACTAAAAAGTCGCCCATTAGCTGCACCCACTTCAAGTATACTAGTGGTAGGTGTCATATATTTTTTTACAAGATCCATTTCTTGTATGCTAATCCATCCCTCTGCAATCATCTCAGTTTTGCAATCTTCTTTTTACTAATAACAAAAGAACCAAACTCAACATCAAGCACCTCGTATTTTCTCATTGCTTTTCTTGGTGTATCTTTACCTCTTGGGTCAGGAAGTTGTACAATATTTCTACCTACAATATAACCATCATCTTTAAGCATACTAAATGCTTTCTTGTAAACATCTTTCCATCTTATTTCAGGATTGTTCATGCCCATACTAATAACATCAAACTTCATGTCTGTTTCAAAATCTTCAAATGGCATATCGTAGCAGGTTGCAAAAGGAATATTTTGTTTTAATCCTTCATGAGTGGCCCTATATCCTCTATTACCATTATCAAAATATCTTTTAGATTTGTCAAGCTGTTTATATACTTCACGTTCACTCAACGGATCTACAGATACATAGTTCCAGTTAGGGTGTTTCCAATACAAGTAATCAAATAATCTGCCAAATGCACTTCCTGTTTCCAATATATTTCCAGTCTCGGGTAACATCCATCTACTAACTAGTTCACATTCTTCTCTACTGATCCATCCATCAAGTAAAGGTGCTTGGTTATCTCCAAAGTTACTCATACAAACTCCTTATCAACTTCCACCAATGACTGTTCCTGTCTGCCATTAACTCATCCCAATCGACTGCTAAGGCAAGTTGTAAATTAACTCTAAGATTATTATTGTTAAAAACAGCATGAGGAGATTGTGTATCAATCATTACGGTAGTATTTATTGCTCCTCCAGTTGTATGCACAGGTGCATAATCGTCAGTTAATGGATGCAATATCACAGTTTGTCTGTCAAATCTTGGAGAATCTGTATGCCAGTCTTGCACCATGTTTGGATACATTTTCATTACACATGCACGAGGCATATGTCTAAACTCAGTTTGACCAAAATGCAAAGAACTATTTGTTCCAGTCTGTGTATTTGTATGGTTGACAAAAATATCACTGTCAACTAAAGAAAGCAAATGCTTTTTTTCTTCTTTTGTAACAAAGTTAGGCAACTTTAAAAAACTCATTTTCGTTCACCTTGCTCTATTTTATTTAGACCTTTATCGGTTCCTCTTTGATCATATATGCCATCTATAAGAAGACGTAATGGCGTTCTAATACCATATTGGTTAATGCCGTGTTTTCCTTCATCAATCCATCCGACATGAATACTATCACTTTCTATAAGACCAAAATCTTTACAAACTTTTGTATACAGGTGTTCATAGTTACCCCACCAATAATCAACACCAAAGGATTTTATCATTTCTACACCAATCCACATATCACTTACATTAGAGTAGTCAAAGTCATTCATAATACTTATAGGTCCATTAACACGTTCGCGGGTATATCTTATTCCTATACGTTGACTGCCCATTCCAAAGGCTTTACTTAGACTTACACTAACACTTTTTACAGCAGGATGCGATACATCAAAATCAAAGTTTCTACATTGTCCAAACCATGCACCATCAATGTGAACAGGTATGTCATTATCTTGACAATGGTCTAATAGTTTATCAAAATCTTTGTGATGGTTAGTGGTAATACAACTTGGATAACTAGCAACAAACACATTACCAGGTTGTAGTTCTGTATAATCTTCTATTTGATTTACTTGAAAATCAGTAAGACGTCTGTGGTATTTGTATTCGCCTTTATAAGTTGTAATATTTTTTCCATGCAGTTGATGAAGTTCGTCAAGTTGATGTGTTGTGCCTATAATAGCGTCTTTTCTAGTAAAAGAATCAAGATTAGTATATTTGATTCTCTTATGTCCTTTAATCCATTGATCCATATAATCTAAAAACTTGTCTTTATATGCATGAGGATTTTTTGGATAATCTTTCATATCCAACTGTGCTCTAAATTTATTAAACATACTTACAAACATAGGACGTTGTCTACGTGTACCTAAATGTTCTAATGTTAAATCTTCGTATTTTATATCCATTTTTCTACTACTGCATCTAACTTACAAGGACATGCTCTATAATCACAAATAATAGGATCTTTGGGCAATGTATATGTACCTGTTTTGATATTTCCTAAACTGCCGCCAACGCCTTTTGTACACCTTTTTACATTACCATCAGGTTCTACCATAAGTCTGCGTATGCCTGCGGTGCAAGTATAACCTTCAAACTTGTGCAATCCTTGATCTAGAACTTTCATAAAACGCATAGGTTCTCCGTCAAAGTGCAAGTTTTGAGGTATCTTCCAATCAATACCAAAAGGTTTCATTTTATGCCAACTGTTGTTTTGTATCCATTCACGTTGTTCATCTGTATATTCAAAATAACTTGTACCGTCAATACTAGTTCTTGTGAACTTTGGTGTTATTTCTACGTCGAGATCTTTTAGTCTTTCATATAATGCTTTTGCTCTTTCGTAGTTATCAGGAACAATCATAAGAGGAATACTAACACTTGCCTTGTGTTGCATAATCTTTGCAACTTCGTAAAAATGGTCATCATTTGCTTCTTCAGCATGCCAACTTAAAAATACAAATGCTTTTTGTGTTTTAAACTTTTCCCAGTATCTTAAAGTTCTACTAGCATTTGTTGCATATTCTACAAATACATCTTCATCACTTATTGTATCTACAAAGTCTTGGAACTTAGGCCATACAGTTGGTTCGCCGCCTAATACTTCCACATAGATGTATTTGTTTTGTTTTTTTACTTCTTTGATTAAATCTATATAAGGTTGCCAATCTGTCGGCCATCTATAACTTCCATCTCTATGATAATCATTACAGTAAGAGCAGTTAAAGTTACAAACATTATGAACAAAAAGAGTTAGTACACAGCAATCAAGATTTTCATTTGTTATATGCATCAAATAACTCCTTGTACTGTGGTACAATATCTAAGATATTTTGCTTACGTATTTCATCTAACTTTACAGTAACGTCAACAAACTCTTCTAGCCATGTACGCCCACTCCAACACATTCCATCAGAATAATCTTCGCTCATCATAAACTTGATAACACCGTTGGCTATTTTAGCAAAATCTTTTTTAACTTTTTCATCAAAATCAGTATCATTTATCCAATCTATGTGTTCTTGATAATATTCGGCTACTTGATCTTTTAAATACTGAGGTAAAACTTTGACGTTATAATATTTTGGACTATGACACATATGATGAGATACAATCGGGCGTGAGTCTGATATAGGATTGAATCTTTCTAATCCACTCTCAGTTAACTTCCATTTCATAAACTCTACAAAATGAAATACATTCATAGGTGTGACAGTAAATGCAAACCATCCTTTGAGATTTATATTTGGATTTTGATCAATCTTTAACATGTTTTTATAAACTGCATCAAACTTTGCAGGTGTGCGTTGATAGTTAAACACATCTCCTGTGCCATCAATACTTACTCCTAGCCTAACTTGTTTAAAGTTCTCCCACATCTTGATTAATCTATTTGGAACATTTGTAAGATTAGTGTTATATTCTAAACGCATGTCTTTTGCTGTACCATTAGCAACAATACGTTCTAAACTTTCAAAATGCTCATCAATAATCAAAGGTTCGCCGCCCACAATGTAAAGTTTTTTTGCTTTTGCAGCATACTTTTCAAAGTTATGCCAATACATATTATTATTTTGGAACCAATCATACTGATCAGTGTAATACTTTCCTTTTTCATTTTTTACAAGTTGTATTTTTTCATGCGTATCTTTATAGTGTGTCCTGCCTGTTAGTTTTACATGATCTTCGTACCATTTGTGACTATCAGTAGGACCACACATACGACACTTTAGATTGCAAAAGTTACCATAACGTATGTCAACAAAGTTAATATCTTGTTTACTTACATCTAATGTTCCGTCTTCGTCTGTGATTTGCACAGCTTTTTCATAATCAATGTGATTACCAAACCAGCGTTCCCAATCTTCTTTTTCGTATTCTCTACGACTACGAATACCGTTTAGTTCTTCTTGTCTACAACGCTCACATTCAGGATGCCATTCGCCTTTGAGCATAGCAGCACGTACTTCTTTTAAAATAGGTGCATTACGTGCTTCATTCCAGTCGTCTTTACCAGCATTATATGTTTCGCCATTTTCTTTTTTCATAATACCACGCTGCGGACTATAACTATTTGTGTTACAGCAAATACGCAAGTCGCCGTTATTACGTAGATTTATACTGTTCCAAGGCAAAGGACAAAATCTACAATCACTCATAGACTATCTCCTGTAATAAAGGAAATACTTCACCAAACTTTGTTTCCCAGCCACGTTGTTTGTTAATCAACTGTAAATATTCCTTTGTTTCTGGTAATCTAGCACTCCAATCCTCTGCATTCATAAAGTTGATTATACCTTTATACCTTTTTAATCCATATGGTGCTTGCAAGAACTGTTCCTTTGTTACTCCTGCTTCTTTCACTCCTGTAAATCTTTCCCAGTTTTCGTCAACCCAAGGATAAAACTCATTTTCGTATTTGTCTGTAATTTTCTTTTTTATATGTTGAGGCAAAACTTTTACATTTAGTTGCGGAGGCCAATAAGCAAAGTGCATATTAACACCACCTGCACCTAGAGGCCATTTGTTTATCTTCTTAAATCCTTGGTTAACTTTCCATTGTATAAACTCTGGAATATATCCAATGTTTAATGCCATGATAGTTGTAGCAGTTGTAACTTCAACTTGTGGTGAAGTGTTATCTAATTTATGGAAAACTTCTTCTTGGTGTTCCCATTGGCTAGGATATCTAATATAATCATTGTGTTCGCCGGCTGCATCAATACTATAATGAAATCTAACTCTTTTAAACTCGGCCCATAGGTCAAACAAATCGTCACGCCATTCTACTGCATTGCTATTATACCGTAACTCAATCTTTTCAGCATAGCCACGCTTAATACATTCTTCAAGTAAATCATAATGTTCGTCGATGATAAGACTTTCACCGCCTGCAAAATACAACTGATAAAGGTTTGGTACTTGATCATACAAGTCTTGCCAAAAACGTGGATTGTTTTTGTGCCAATTATAACTTGCACCATGATTTCTGCCTTTGTTATCCCACTGACTTGTGCCTTTTAGTTTTTCGTTTTTCATGTTTGGATACATTTGTTGCCATTCTTTGATCCACCCACTACTATCATGTGGACTACACATAACACAAGCAAGCTGGCATTTTGTGCCCATTCTAAGGTCAATATATCTAATCTTTGTAGGAATAGTTCCATCTTCATCAGTTTCAGCAGCAAGTTTTTCTAAGTCATATCTGTATCCCCAATACTGACTTTCCCAGTTACGTTTAGACAAATGTCCTGCATCTTCTTCTTTGTAACACTTTAAACAACTTGCAGGTTTTTCTCCACGTAACATCATTTTACGAACGTTACGCATATATGCACTATTCCATGCATCTTCTAAACTTGTGTGATTAAAGTTTGCTGGAATACCATCATCGTTTTTTACAACACCAACTTCGCCGCCGCCAACTTTATTACTACTATCAGGGTCTTGTACACTACTAGCATTAGAAGTACAACAGGTTCTCATTTTGCCGTCTGGTCTGCTAGATAGGTGTAACCATGGCAGTGCACAGAATGTAGGGGATATATTATCAGTCATTTATTTTATTTTTTACCATTTCGTATATGTCTGGATTGATATCTTTAAACTTAATACCTTGAAAGTTATCTAAAATATCAATACTTTTTGCCAAAGTTTTGTATTCTGGTTCATACTTATCATTTGCTAAAACAAGTTGTTCAAAGTTAGCGCCTATACCCTTGTTCATTTTTTCTTTTCTTTCATTTATTTCAAGCTGATATATTGACAAATATTTAGGACGCTGTAAAGGATTGCACCAGAAAGATATTCCATAAGTTTCGCAAAACTTTTCTAGTTTATCTATCATGTTAAAGTTAAGTATATTTATCGTAGCTGTATTACTCAAAATTATATTTTTACTTCTTTCTTTAAGTTGAACCCATTTTTGCACATTATTTTCAATCTGCTCCCAACTTATTCCATATCGTAAACACTCAGCCAACGAGCCAACTGCATCAAGACTAAAACTTATTTCACATTTTTTAAACATCAAAAGTTTATCTATTAGTTCTTGTTTAGGAAAAATACTTCCATTTGTATTAATGAATAAGGATACTTTACTCACATCACAACTATTATACAGTTTTTCAAAAAACTTGTCAAGATGTTTAGCGTAAAAAGGTTCTCCTCCTATAAGCCTTATACTTTCTATACTTGACAGATCTGTTTTATTCCAAACCTCAATGAACTTATTTTGATATTGCTTATATGTTACATTTGTTCTGTTTGTAAACAAATCAATATCATTTTCGGCAAAATCATTTATAACACTTTTTGCACTACCCCATTTACTACTGGCTGCTGGACCGCACATCCTGCACATCATATTACATGTATAGTCAATACTTATTTCTAGTTCAACAGTAGAACCTGTGTCCTGTGTAAGAATATTGTTTTCCACAAGATAGTTTCCATATTGACGTCTACTTTCACGCCCAGATTCCTCATCTTCTTTGCACATCCAACAACCGGTTGGCCACTTGTTTTCTTCTAAACTTTTTTGAATATATTTAAAATGCTTGCTCTTAGATACTTCATCTAAACTATCTACTTCATACAAATATGGTGTATCACCTGTATACTTACAACATGGCAAAATTTTGCCATCCATGTCTACCATGCTTCTTCCATTGTATGCATAAAAACAATTCATACTTTCTCCAACATATAACTAGCCCAAGGATATCGATCTAAAAACTTTTCATTACATTTATAGTCCCAAATAGTAAGAGCATAAAGTTTTAAATCTTTACAATCTTTTATTGTAGGCTGTGCCGTTTCATACATCACCTTTTGTTGAAATGCATACCAACGCCTATTAGCATTTACAAGATTCATATTTACAAATGATTTGTAAAAATCTTCTCTTACGTTTTCTGGAATAAATCTAAAGTTCATAAAATCAAAGTTTTCTATTTCATTGTAATGAACTTTTGCTTTTGGAAACTGATTAGCCCATGCAAAAAAGTTATGTATATCTAAATAGTTTAAAATGCCGATGCACGGATTAATACTTACATTACATTTACTATTGTAAAACTTTATAAAGTTGTTTTCAATACTTTTCCATTTACTAGGGTACCGTTGGTATTCTAGTGTGTCTTTGATTCCATCAATGCTACAGCACAGCCAAGGATTTCTAAATTTTTCAAGTGCTTCTAATATTCTCGGTTTTGCAGATGTTACATTTGTAATAAACTCTACTTCCAAGTTTGTTTTACCCATTTCAACTAGTTTTACTAAAAACTCTTCAACCTCGGGCATTAAGAAAGGTTCACCGCCTGCAAATCTTATCTTTTCTAAATGAGGCAACTTTAACACCATTTCAAGAAACTTGGTTTGATCAGGAACAGGACTAGGAATATCTTCAACTAATGGCGTGTGTATACCCTTGCTTTGGAGTTCTAGTCCTAACTTTACAAGTTGATCTGTTTCTTGAGGCTGACACATTTTACATTGCAAGTTGCACTTATTACTTAATCTAATGTCAACAAACTTTATCCTGGGTTCAGTTTCTGTGCGCATGTCATCAAAACGCCAACTGTGATTGTATTTTTCTTCTGCTATCCAGCAGTTTTCGCAAGCAGGGTGTTTAATACCTTTGTCTAAACTTTTTCTTATTTCTTTAAATGCTTTATGTTTTTTATAATAATCGTCTAGTTTTGTAACATCGCTCCAGTCAACTTTATAGTTGTCTAGATTGGTTTGCATACAACAATGTGTAATATTTCCAGTATTAAAGTATATACTGTTATAAGTTTTTGCGCAATGTAAAGACATACAGTACTTATTTAAACTGCTCTCCGAAAGGGTCAAACTCGATACCACATTTCATGCTACAAACTTTAAGTTTGCCGTTATCACAACCTTTTATATTCCAACTGGTTTCAATATTATCAAAGATGCCAGTTTCAAATACTGCTTTTAAGCCGTGTGTTTTAGCATTAAGTACATCTTTGCCTCCAGCGGCATCTATGAAATGCCATACTTGTTCAGTTTTAGGATCTTTATGCCACCATTTGTACATACGACCAGCAGTCCAACAACAAGGCATTGCAAGACCTTCTGCTGTTATAAACAAGTTGCCTTCGTCTTTAACCTTACACTTAATAGGAACAACATCATAATATGAATCCATACTACCATATTTTTCTAACAACATATCTTGTTTGCTTAATGCTTTATTAAGATACTTTTTTTCAGGCTTTTTTAGTTCAGCAGTTTTATTACCTTTTTTATCAACTGCTTGATGAGATTCTTTTTTATCGCTTTTTGCAGTTACAAATCTTCCTGTTTTCTTTGCTTGGAATCTTTCAAAACCCATTGCCTTACTAAGTTCTTCTGCTTGTTCTACTTGATGTTGGTTATGTTCAAATATTAAGAAGTCCCAACGTGCTCTGCCTCCGGCAGCAATAAAACTACGCATTGCACGTTCTACATTGTCCCAGACAACACCCTGCCTGTAAATATGATTAGTGTCACTAAGACCATCCACGCTGAAAATAACAGTGCCCATCCTGCCAAAGACTTGGGCAAGTTCACGCCACCACGTTTCATCTCTTGCTCCTGCATTTGTGTTCATAGAAAGCCAAATATCTTTGTTCTGCTCTCTAAAGTATTTGAATATTTCTAGTGTATCTCGTGCAACAATAGGATCGCCTAAGTTACCACACATGTACATAGTTTTTAACTGCTTGATAAAGTCTGGTTCAAAGATGCGTTTACAATCTTCCAGTGTAAGCTCGCTCAAATCAATATGAGGATTAACTGCACCTCCGTTTTGATTACGATCACACATTGGACAACTAGCTTGACAGTTTTGTGTGTTTTCTAAATGTATAGTTCTAATATCTTCATACTTGTACATCGTTATCAATCCAACTTTCTAGTTTGAGTAAAAAAGTTTTATGGTGTTCCTCCGGTAAATGATTACATTGATTATCGTTATAATCTAGTTTTTTGCCTAAAATATCAATCATAGGATCCCACACATCTATATTATCATGCAACTTAATCCTTCTTAAATCAATTTTTTCAAAGTTAGGAACAATCAATATTTTTTCATACATACCTGCCATTAGGTTAATCATACCTATTGTTTTTGTAGTTTCTCTCATTGCATATCTTGGAGCAACATTTCGAAAAAAGATTCTTGAAAACCCCTTATATCTTAAATATGGACTTATAGTTTCTTTCAACTCTTTGTCTTTTAACCAAAACCTAGGGGGTTCAACTAACCATTTTGCTAGAAACTGATGATTTTGTTCAAAAAATGACCAGTTTTGTCTCCACGGATCAGTAAGAAAAAAAATCATTACTGTCGACTCTCCGAAAAGGTTATCTTTAACAGCACGGCCTAGTTGCTGCAGAGACCAATCAAGACTGGTACCATCTCGTGCAAAGTTGTGTACTTCATATTTATTTTCTAACTTTTCAGGCCAAGTAAAATTATATATTGTTGTGTTTTTTTGAGCCCAACTGTCGCCAAATATAACTACTCTTTTAGATTTATTCATCATATAGTAACCTTATATCTTTACCAGGACCAGTCTTACTTGGTAAATCACCATATTGTTCTATGTACCACTCGATTACAGCCTTATACCAGTTTTGACTATTATGATGTGCTTTTTTGTTAAACTGCCAAATATTATTATTTGTTGCTTGCATTGTGCTTAAAGCTCTGGCACTTTCTTTTTGTAACTCTCTTAAACTTAAATCTTCAATCATGGACGTCCTATCAACATAAATCTTTTATAACCAGGTAACTCTAGTTCTCCTGCATATTCTAATCTAGACATAGGAAATCTTTTTTTCATATGATCAATACTGTGTACACATTCAACATGATCTTCATGCTCAAACAAGTTATTTGTTTGTATAACAAATAATGGATCAGACGGTAATGGTCTATATTTAAACTTGTAATACCATATGTGATCCATGTGTTCTGCACTTGTGTTAATAATCAAGTTTGGAATAGTTTTTTCTTTATAACTAGTTTCTTTTTTGTAGTTTTTTACTTCGTATTCAACACCAGTCCTACTTAACCAAGGCATTACTGTTTCAGGATTTACATCATCGTCCCTCAAAGGTAAATCAAGTTCTGCAGATTTTACTTTATAATCTTCAATCAAATCAAGATTAAAAACATAATCACTTATTTCACAAGCTGTTTTGTCAATATCAAAAACACGCATCTTATCAAACTCAATACCTGCATTTTCTAAATATAATCTTGTTTGTCCGTACCAGCCTGCATGTACATGAATCATTTCAAACTTGTTTTGAATTTTTTCTAACTCTTGCGACATCCATATTTTACTTTTGACTTGACCTCTACTAAATGCATCAGCTAGATGAGTCATATCATATTCTTTGCGTCCATACTTGTGAAATATATCTAACAACTTTACATTTGGTAATCGTTTACGCATTACACTAACAGTTTCAACAAAATCGATTTCGTTGTCTTCTAATAACTTAAAATAAAAGTTAAATCTTGATAGTCTTTCGGTTGCATCGCCTGCATCTGATAAACACAAGTTCTTTACACTGTTTGCTTTATTATCGCTGAAATATACACTGATTAACTGATCTACAAATAACTTTGCAATGTAATCGTTTTCAAAGTCTAAATAATCTTGAAGTCCATATAACCAACTAGGCGGTTGCATCAAACTGCTCCTTTAACCAATCAAAGTCATTAATTTTTCTCAATGCTTCTATATTTCCTTTATTTTGTTCACCATATTTCTTGCCTGCTTTTGCACCGGCAATAGCATATGACCCAAACTTTCTATCTGCTCCAACATTTGTCCAAGTAAACAATCTGTCATCTGTTTCTTTATCTTGTTGTCTATCGATAACTTTACTACTTAGCTTACAACATTCTCTAAAAGCACTTTTCCAAGTTTCAAAAGGATCAGTATTAAATCCAGTTAACACACTCATTTCACCAACTGCTTTAAACTTGTCGCTTATACTTGTAGTCATATCAGGTTTACTTGTATCCATATTAATGGTAAGTTCTGTTGGAAATAACTTTACACCTCCATAACCGTAAACTAAATCGTTTACAGGATTAATGCTGCGCCATACATGAACTGTATCTTTGTCCCACTGTGCACACTGGTAATCAAACTTAAACTCATCTAAAACAATCGCATCGCCATCAACTATCCAAAACATATGAGTATCAACTTGCTTTGCTGCTTCAATATGCGCTTGGTGAATACCTTTAACACCATGCACACGTTTTGCATTCGGAAAACGTGTTAGCAGTCTTTGATAGTTTTGATCTGCAAGTTTTTCTTGATAACTAATAAACACAATATCATAAGGCAAAGGTGTGCTTATAACTACAGGAACTTCTTTCTTTGCAGCAATAAACTTGTAGTCAAACTCACGTTTACTAAACTTGCTTTTCTTACTACATAGTACAATACCATCGTGATACTTTCCATTCAAATATACATGATTGATTTCTCTGTTATAAGTTTCGTCATGTGTAAAATATGTGTCAAACTTAAATCTGTCGGTTGGATTTACATAATCTGGTATAATCCAAAACATTTCTGTTTTGCTGTTTTCAAGAGCATTTAAATAATCTTCATATGTCTTAGGATAGAATATGTCATATTTTAAAGGACCACTTGCTTTAATATTCCACTCTTTTGCATTTACTAAAAACCTGTGTTCTATTTCTTTTTTTGTTACAGGTGTGTGTTTACTGAGTAAAAACAACCCGTTTCTTTTATCATCACAATGTATAAAGTTATGATTTGTTTTTCTGTCATATGTATTATCGTGCGTAAAATATAAGTTCGGAATATCTGCTTTTATATTTGCACTACTCATCCAAAACATTTCAGTTTTGCTATTATCAAGTGCGTATAGATAATCTTCATAACTATCAATATCAAATACATCATACTCAATAGCAGTGCTACCTATGATGTTCCATTCTTTGCGATCTACAATATGTCTAAACTCTACTTCTTTTTGTGTTAGGGGTCGATGCTTGCTGCAAAGAAATAACCCGTTATACAGATTATTATCTTGCACCCTGTGAATAAATGCATGATTACGTTTTCTATCATACTCGTTATCATGTGTAAAGTATATATTAGGAATATCTGCTTTTATATTTGCACTACTCATCCAAAACATTTCAGTTTTACTTTCCTCTAGTGCTTGTAAGTATTCATCATACGAGTCAATCTCAAATACAGGATATTCTATTTCTTGGCTTGCAACAATATTCCATTCTTTTGCATTTACAATAAATCTATATTCTATTTCACGCTCTGTAACAGGCGAATGTTTACTAAACAAAAACAAACCATTTCTTTTATCATCACAGTGTATAAAGTTATGATTTGTTTTTCGATCATACTCGTTGTCGTGCGGAAAATATAAATCAGGAATATTGCTGAGAATATTATTACTATCTCCCCAGAACATTTCAGTTTCACTATTTTCTAATGCTACAATATAATCTTCATAACTATCAATAGTAAAAACATCATACTTTGTTTTTGTGCTACCAACAGTATCGTTGTGTTCTATTTTGTTGACTAAAAATCTGAAGTCTATTTCTTTTTGTGTAGCAATCTTATTTTTGCTACACAAAAACAGTCCGTTATATGCGCCAAACTCGGTTATCCAAGCATGATTTTGTTTACGTAACTGAGATTCATGATGTGTAATATAATAAGAATTTACTAGTTCTTTATTATGTTGTATATTTTTTGAACTTACCCAAAATAGTTGTGTACTACTGTTTTCACTTGCAAACAAATAGTCATTGTAGGTATCTACATAAAATAAGTCAAACGGCTTAGGAACACTTGCTTGTATATCAACTTCTTTACGATTTACAAAAAACCTATGCTCAACTTCTTTTGAAGAAATATTTCTAGTTTTTGGAATCAATGCTATTCCATCATAATAGTTTCCATTCTTAAAAACATGAACATAATCTTTGCTCCAGTCATCAACTTCATAGTCAAAGACAAAGTTGTCATCGACTAACAAGTCATCAAAAACTAGATAGTAAAAATCCGTAAGTGCTAAATTTTTTGCTTGCTCGATGTCTTTGGCAAACTTCAATAAAGGCAAACGTTTTTTTAATATGCTGTAATCTTTTGTTTTTTGTGGCGAAATATATATAATATCGTACATTATGTCCAGTATATAGCAAATAAGAAAGGTTGTCAATATTTATGTAAAGATAAATATGTTATAAGGAGATTTCTATGAGTTTTTCAGAAGGTGCATCATATAGAATAAACATCATGGGCGAAGACAGCTCAATGATTTTGGATAGCTACACAAGCAGAGTGAAGGCAACGATTGTTGGTGCAGATAATACTGTTTTAGTAGACAAAGACACAAATACTATCCTTGCAGATCTGAGTGCTAACATAGTAGACACAGACGGAAATGTTGCATACAATACGTCTACCAATACATTTTCTGGTAACTTACAAAATGACGTTGGCGGTATTGCATTTAACAAAAATACAGGCACGTTCTTTGGTAATTTTAGAGGTACATTTAGAGCCCATGACGGCGATGTAATAATCAACCACGAAACAAAATCTCTTTATGGTGGGTTACAAGGCGACCTATATGATGTAAACGGTGTTAAAGTTTACGATCATGCCACAAATACATTTACCGGAACCTTTGTAGGAAATGTTACAGGTAATGTCACAGGTGATGGTAGCAACTTAACTAATGTAGATGCAGATTCTTTAAATGGATTAGATCCTACTTACTATCTGGACTGGCGTAATATAACAAATAAGCCTACAAATGCAGCAGAATACGGTATCGAAGGAGCAACCGTTACCGATTTTGACGATTTAGAAAATACTCCTACAACACTTGCAGGATACAATATTATAGATGGTGCAACTAGACAATATGTCGACGATGCGGTTGCAGATGCAAGACCTACTCAACTAACCAAACCCAACGGCGAGACAGTTGTTGATGTTCCTAATAGCAGATTCTATGGTACTTTGATTGGTGATATTTTAAAACCAGATGGTACACCTATATTCGAGGATGGAAATATTAGTGCAACTATTAAAGGAGCACAAGTAGTTGATTTCCAAAATACTGTAGTTCTTGATGCTCAGAGTAAAACATATCACGGTAATATACATGCAGCAGACGATAGTTTACTTCTAGACTATACCGACAGATTGTTCATAGGTAAACTAGAAGGTGATGTTTTTAGCAGGACAGGTTTACTTATTGATGCAGAAACAGGACTAGCAACCCTTAACCTCAAAGGTAATCTAATAAACAAATGGGGTGCCTATGCGTATGATATTAACAATGACACATTTTCAGGTACATTTAGCGGTTCTATTGTAGATAGTTCTGGAGATGTTGTTATTGATACAAATGCTAGAATATATCTGCCACTGAGTGCTAACATTATTGACGAAGATGGTTTGGTTGTATACGATAATGTTACAAGAACTTTCAATGGTAGTTTTATTGGTTCTTTATCAAATCACGATGGCGAAATAATAGCAAACAGTTTAACAAAAGATTTTTATGGAAACTTCAATGGTAACGTTTACAACACGTTAGGAAATACTATTGTAGATGCAGAAGCAGATATTTTCTACGGAACATTAAGAGGGTTAACAGCAGGAACACTTGTACACGACGAAACATTAGAAACAGTATTTGATATTACTGAATCAAGATTCTATACAACTGTAACTGCACCTACATTCAGAGGATCTCTTGCAGGTGATTTAGTTGATTCAGATGGTATTGCTGTAGTAGAATATGCAACAGGTAACATAAATGCAAATGATATTAGAGGCAACCTGACTGGAAATGTTGTAGGTAATGTTACAGGTAACTTAACAGGAAATCTCTTAAATAACGGTGGTACCACACTAATTGACGCTGTCAATAGTACAATAAAAGGTAGCATAGTTGATTTTCATGGAAATGTTGTAATCAACCAACAGACAAAAAGAGCAGATCTTTCAACAGTGGTTACAGGTACATTAGATGCACAGCTAGTGGAAACTGATGCTGTAAGCATTAGTGGTAACATTAGTATCAATCAACCAGTAGACGGTCATGCTCTACTTATTAATGCAGTGCCGTTAACAGGCAGGTTGCATTCGCACGATATGGGTATTATTATAAAGAAATCAAATGGAACATACGATGATCCAACACCCATTAATGCAGGAGATCACATTAGTGCAATAGGATTTGGCGGAAGAACACAACACGCTCCAGACGACGACGATCCAGGCTGGACTGATTACGACTATCAAGTTGCAGGTAGTATTGGATTTAGAGTTGCAGCAGATGCAGACACTAGCAGTGAATGTATGCCAGGCGAGTTTGTATTAAGTGTATGTGATTATGACGGTAATCGACAAGAGCCTGTATTAGTAAATGCAAATGGCGAAATGACAGCTAAAATAAAAGATCTTACAGTGGTAGGAGAAACAGGAAACACACCTGCAAGTTCAGCAGCACCAAGCGAATGGTTAGAAATCACTGTGAACGGCAACACTAGATACATGCCTCTTTACACTTGACACACAAACTAAAACCATAGTATAATAATAAAATGGATTATATGTTGTATTACAACAATGTTCCCGGTAAGGGCCGTTGTAGAAATAACTTGATTTATACCAGTTTAATAAATGCAGACAAGACAGTGTTTTGTCAGCACTATTGGAATGATCCATCATACCACAAAGGCATGAACAAAGTGGTAGATCCTAGTCTCATGCAAGAAAAGTGGAACAGAGATCTCAAGTTTAGCAACATCATGTTGAACAATAATCCCACAGTAGTTCCTAAAATGGCAAATGTTGACTTGAAAAACAAAAAATTATGCTGGCGCATACAAGGTGTAGACTTTTGGGAACGCACAGGCTGTACACAGGACTTTGATAATGTATTAAAAGACTGGCAGGAACAAATGCTGGACATTCTAGCAGCATACAGAAATCTAGGTATTTGGAAATACAGTTTGCATCCAAGCAGTTATTTTGTAGTTAATGGCAAACTCAAAAGCATCAATCACTTTTTTTGCTATGAAG